GGGTCTTTATGTTTCGCCATTGAAATAATCCTCAAAATCTGTTATTACAGAATAATTATCATTACTATATATACCACTAACTGCAATAGTTGCTGCTGAATTAGTAGTTGGATTTCTAAATTGATCTAAGCCTGGTTTTTGATTTATACCTATTACTGCTGCGTTACCATATGTACCGTTAGCATGTGTAGTAAACAGATTTGTGTTGGAAGTTTTAATAACACCTTTATCTGTAATTGGTCCAAATAGATAAGCTCTCATAGTAAAATTTAGATTCCATATTAATGCTCTTCTTGTCTCAAAATCACCTTCGTAAGTATCCTGGGACGCTAAACTATTTAGTACGACAGGAATATCCACTTTATAATCAAGCTCTGGAATCAAGTTAATTGTTGCTGTAAACTCAGGTGTAAAGAAAGGAACAATCTGTTCTAAAAGCTGAGTAGCATCTTCTGCATATCTAGTATACATATTGAATTCAAAATTTATATCATATGGTACTGGAGTAAATGTTGTCTTTACATTATTTCCTGTACCTGGATCCTTAACTAATCTATTGATTGTGTTTAATTTTCTTGATGGATCATAAGTTAAGTTAGTCATTTCAAAAGATAATCTTGGAAGTATGATACTTTGTTTTTCAGTAAGTGATATATTTTGTTCTAATCTAGCTGTAACTTTTTCTCTAGGTGCATATGTTAATGGACACTTTATAGTTTGTATGACATTATCATTACTGTTTCTTCTTTCTATACGCAAGTCATTAAATAGTGTACCAAATAAAATGATATACTTTCTAAGAGATTCATGATAAAACTTATGACCTAACATTAGAAAGATCCTCCTTCACTAAATGGATCTGCTTCACTAAAGTCTATAAAGTTATCTGCTTTTCCTTCTATGAATAAGTTTTCACTATCTGTTATGTCATCTTGATCTAATGCTGTACCTATTCCATCTAAAAGAATTCTTTGTCCTGTTTCTATATGAAGTGGTAGATCACCAGTCTCCATCATTAACTGATTATGTAAGAATACATCTGTTGATCTTGTATCTTCTAAAACATCTATATCAGAAATACCAGTGTTAAATCTTTCACCAGAATATTCAAACATTTCTAATCTAAGTTCATAGAATTGTAATGATCCCATTTGATAGAATACTGGTTCGTGTTCTACAAAGTTTACTGTGTATAGTTTTTTGTTTAGTGGAAAGAATATAACATCGCCTTCTCTAGGTCTTTCTATATTAGCCAGATCCTCTCTTCCAACATCTTGTTCAAATGTTCTTCTAGCAACAGACATAGTCATAGTGTCTCTTTGTTCTACACCAAACTTAGATAAGAAGTCTCCTTCACCTCCAAATCCTTCTACAGTATTGATATACATTGGTACTGTATAGAATTCTTTGAATGTTCCTAGATCATCTTCACCATATAGAAAATCATAATCACCATAGGTCTTTGGTAGATAGTATGCATCTATTCCATAGATGTTTATAGATTCAATAATTAAGTCTTCAATTAAGTCTTGTTCTTGACTACTTTGAAAGTTATTAAAGAATACACTTCTGTTAGCCATCTTAACCTACCATATCTTCTGGCGGATATGAGTATGCTGTTGCCATTTCTTCTTCTAGCTGTTGCCTCTCAGCGATTGCATCGTCATAAATCTTCTGACCGTTAAACTGAACTCCTCCAGGTAATTGCATACCTTCGAACTTTGTTAAATTAGAACCCCATTGTATTTTAATCAAACAACTTGCATATCTTAAAAGCCACCTATCTTTCCACACATCCGTGTATGTGTCTGGGTCAATAACTTTATATGCTCTTGCAACAATAAAGTCACCAACACTTAGTCTATCCCAATCCATATCTACATGGACTTGGTTTAAATGTCTGCTGTATCTTAATCTCTGTTTACCAACTAGTATTTCTTCGATCATACGTATGTTTTGGAAGTTCATATAGTATGGGACCAGTTCATACCTTGAAAGGTCGTAGAGGTCGTTTAAAGCGATCTGATACCGTATATTAAAGAGGTTATTGGTTGATAGTGCATCACCAATATCAAAGATATCAAACACACCTATAATGTTATCTGGTACGGTAAAGTATTTGTTATCTTTATCTGTTTGTGTCACTTGATGTTTGTAGAACGTATGTTCCATTCCATCGAAGTGATAGTCGACCCAATAGTCTAATGCTTCATCTACTCTATCATCTAGTTGGTCTTCATCTACATTTATTTCAATGACAGGTTTACCCAACCTTCTTAGGCAGTGCTCTTTAAATGTCGGCTTACTGTTTGGTCTGCTCATGTTATTATTTATTCTCCCCAGCTTATGTCGCCGTTAGCATAATACACTTTAAACACTCTTCCTGTGTTATCTTCTAAGTCTGTGCCTATTCTAACATCGCCTTCAACATCAAGAACTGCTTGTGGGTTAGTAGTTTGAATACCTACTCTATCTGAAGTAGTGTTTGCAACTAATAGATCATCTGTGTCGGTTGCACCTAATCTAGTTCCACCTCTTGATTGTTTTGCTGCTTTAATTTTAGCATTAGCATCTCCAAGGTTTTTACCCCTTGCTGCGTCGGTCATTAAAGATGCGAAATGTCTTGCTTTACTTGCCATTTATTCTCCCCATGCGATATCACCGTTAGCATAATATACTTTAAATGCTCTGTTACTTCCATCCAACAATGTATCTTTAACTGTTACATTGGCACCAAAGAATGTGTTACCATTAACAGAAAATACATGAGCTGGGTTTGTATTTGCTATACCTATATTGTTATTAGATGCAATAGTTATATTGTTTGATGATCCAATACCATATGAATATATTTGTAATAAGTCATTATTGGATGCACCTTGTGTCAATACAACATTAGCACCATTAGTTGCAGTATAGTCTTCTGTCTCTTCTAATAAAATACCATTCAAGAATACTTGAATACTATCACCAGTTCTATATCCTAAACTATTACTATTGTCATCATTACCAGCAAAGTTAGTCTGGTTATTAGCTGTAATAAATTCATATAAGGTATATGCACTGAACCCTGCTGCACCGGCTTCATTAGTCCAGAAGAGTGTACCGTTACCATATGTTTTTAGGATCTGACCCGAGCCACCATCTTCAGATGGAAATGCTTGAGCATTGACTGTGAGTGAGGATAGATTAGCACCGACTTCAAAGACCGCTGTACTATTTGCAGAATAGAGAATACCGTCAGCGGTATTGATCGCTAACTCTCCGTCAAATAGTTGTGCGTTTGTAGGCGCGTTACCTGTAGAGGCACTACGCTTAATCTTAATTACTGATGCCATTTAGCTCCTCATTTATTGCGTATATACGCTGAGTTTATAGCCCCTTATATAAGGGGCTGTATAAAATTATTTAGTAAGTACCACCGTCAATGATTGCATCAACTTGTGCTAGACTTCCTGTACTTCCTGAGCTAGCAGCTGTATAAGTTACTTCACCAGCTGGTTCTGTTGTTATGCCTTCTACAAATACAAATGCTTTAGCTGAGTGAGATTTGTCTCTGAATAAACCAGAATACTTATCTGTACCACCAGCATCAAAGTTTCCATAGAAACCTATATCTACTGCATCAGTATCGTCGCCAGTTTGGTTATCTGCTAGAGATAACATGTTATCATTAATGTTTACTGTAGTACTTTGTACTGTAGTTGTTGTTCCTTGTACGGTTAAGTTACCAGTTAATGTTAAATCATTAGCTCCAATATCACCGTGTACTGTTAAGTTTTCACCTATTGTTGCTGACTTAGCAATACCAATACCACCAGCAGTTACCAATGAACCTGTTGTATTAGATGTACTGTTTGTACTATCATCTATATCAACTGCTCCATCAACACCTAAAGTACTTGATACGTTAGCTGCTCCTGTAATATCTACAGCACCTGTGATTGTTGCACCACTTGCTGATATTGTTAAACCATCTGCTACTGTTAATGAATCACTTAATATTGTGTTTCCAGAAATGTTTGCTAGACCTGTAATATTTAAACCAGCGGAACCTGTAACTAATCCTGTTACATTTAATGGTTGTGTTGTTATAACATGTGAAGCATTACTGTAATAGTTGTCTGCTAATACATAAGCAGCTCCACCCATACCACTGTGGTTAGAACAATAGTAGTAAAATAGATTACCAACGTCTTGTTCTAATTGAATTCTTGTATATGCACCTGCACTACCTGGAGTACCAACTTTTTCATATATCTTAAATCCACTTGCAGAACCTTCTGATATTTCAGAACCACTATTATGTGTACCATCATCTGTTACACTGAAGTGTAATGGATGAGAACCATTAGATGAATCTGATTGGTCGAACCAGTAAATCATTCCTGGAACCAATCTCATTGATTGTTGTTGTGTACCGTCTATTGTATATTTGTTTCCACCACCAGTACTGATAACTTTAACTACGTGTTGTGAACCTTTGTTCTCAACTAATAAAGCTGATGTGGAAGTATTTGATAC